CTAAAGCTAGACTATCTTGTACTCCACTATCTAATTTAAGAACATCAATAGAACCTGTTTTAATATCTGCTTGAATATCTTGTCCTGTTAATGTTAGGTCAATTTCTGCTGTGTCTGTAACTGTAACATCTCCTGAGTTAGCTCCTGATGTGTTTCCTATAACTACCTTTTCTGCATCTGTTACATAATTCTTATCTGTTGCTTCTGTAAAGTTTGTATTTGTAAATGTAGGGGCTGCTCCTGATACAACACTTTGGTCTATGTATGTATGGTCTGAACCATTACTTATTCTATGTGCATTATTAAGAACAACATCAGAGTGGTTTTTACCATCTGAACCTCTATGTGTATTATTTAAAACTACATCACTATGTGATTTACCATCTGCTGAAACATGACTATATCCTGCATCATAATTACTCTTTAATGTTGAATCTAATCCTACTGTAATAAAATTACCTCCATCTGTATAGTCAAGTGTTGAATCAACTCTTAGTACTCCATCACTTGAAGCTGCACCCATAAAGCCTGGTACTGCTGCAACATCAACTCCTACTTTAGCGTCTGTATCAGGAATAACTGTATCGTCTACATATTTCTTTGTTGCTGCTTCTTGGTCGGCTGTAGGGTCAAGTAAGTTTATAATCTTCTTACTTTGCATATCAATTTCATCTGCAATAATAAGTTGTGTTTCTGTTCCATCTACTTCCCACTTAGAAGTTATCTTAGCTGTATTGGCTGTAACTGCTGATATATTAATTCCACTATCTTGTATTAGTTTTCCTGTTGTTGTATTAAAGGTAGCGATATTATCGTCTACTGCAACTGCTGGTCCTACTACATCACCACCACTAGCTGCAACTGTTTCCCATGTTGCATTAGTTCCATCAGTTTTTAAATATTTACCATTATTACCTGTTTGGCTAGGACTTAAATCATCTACAGAAGTTGGTACTGTTACATCGCTTCCTTTGTCTGTGTTAGTTACTACAAGTTTATTTTCACTAGCTCCTGTACCTTCTGCTACTGATATTCCTGTACCTGCTATAACTTTAGCTGCTAGATAGCCACCTGTTGGGTCTCCACTATCATATTTAACTGTAAAGGCATTTGCAACTGAAGTAGCAGTCAATGGACTAGAGTCTGTTCCAGCTCCCACAATCGTAACTCCATCTACCTTTATTGTTTTATTTATTAAAAATTGACTTCTTTGGTCTAAAATAGAAATTGCTGTATCAAGGTTTTCTTGAGTTGAATATTTATCCAATCCCTCAATTTGTTCGGCTTCTATTTTTAAATCTTTCTTTTTGCCTTTGTTTATTTTCTTTACTATGTCTTTTCTGTCGTCTGGTGATCCGTCTGCTCCGTCAGTTCCATCTTTACCATCTGATCCATCAAATCCATCTCTAACCTCAATTTTCTTAATTTCATCTAAAGCATTGAGAGCCATTTTAAGCATATCTTTAGTTTTTTGTTCTAAATCACCCACTATAGCCTTATTTTCGCTTGTAATGTTAGTTTTAAGCCTTGTATGCTCTGTTTTAAGGTAGGTTAGAGCCTCTTTCAGCGTGTTTTGTGTTTCTTGTGATACATTTTTGGTTTTATCTACAGCTTCCTTAACTATTCCTACAACTAACTTAACAAAAGCCCTCATATCATTAGCTACAAGGCTTTTTGTTTGTACTTCTTCTATTTTCTTCTTTAAGATTTCTAATTTGTCCATGTGGATAAGTTTGTTGATATTTTTGTTAATTTATTTTTTGTTTGCTTTCTTTTTTTTCTTTGATATACTTTTAGATATGGAATTACTTTGGTTAGCTTGTATAGCTGTTGTATCTTGGTTTGAATGACCAATCTTTTTAGCTTGTGGCTCTATGGTTGATTTACCCCTAGCCTTAATAGGTACTAAGTTTTGAGATGTGGTACTCTTACCCTCTGGTAATGCTTTAAATCCTTGTGGATTTACTTGCCTATTTATAGTTTCTGCTGTTGTAGTTGTTTTTGGTGTTACTTTTACTTTAGGTTCACTACCTTTCGAAAGAAACTCTGCTATCTTTGATTGAATTACTTTACTTCCAAAGAATTTCTTTATTAAGAGTCCTGCTACTGCGGTTGGACTACCACCTCCTAAGATTATATAATCAGTTAGATTAATTCCGTTTAATCCAGTTTTACCAATTATTTGGTCTCCTAGTTTATCAATAACAAATCTTGACTTTCTTATTTGCGTATTAATTTCTGGTAGGTTTTCAAATCCTAATTCTTTAGCGATATTATCTTGCCATTTAGTTAAAGCCTTATCAACATTTGTTGCTTGTTCAACTTTAGCTCCATCTATTAATTTATTAAATCCAAGTTTAACATTTCTTTCATACAGTTTCTTTAGTCTATTAATTTCAGCCATAGTCAATCCTTGTTTCTCAAACTTTCCAGCTAATTCTAGTACTTCATTATAATAAGAAGGTCTAACATTTTCAGAAGATACACTTCTTGCTCTTTCAAGTAATCCAGTTATTGTATCTTTAATAGAACCATCTTTAAATAATCCTGGTAATTTAACTAGGGTAGCTTCTTTTCGAGCTAATGTTTCCGCAAATTTAGTAGCTTCTGTATTTATAATTTTATCTGGTGAACCAAAGTTTCCACTTTCTGAAAGATATTTACCATGTGATTGTTTGAATGATTTTTCAAACTTAGTTGCGTCTGTTGGTTTCAGCCTAGCAACTTTATTCATAATAGCTTCTGGTGCTTTTGCTGTAGATGCCCCAATCTTAGTTGAAATTTCATCTAATACAGGAGCTGTTTTTGTTGCAAAATCTTTAACTCCAGTTTGTAGTTTATTTGTTACATTTTTTGTAAAGTTTACTGCGTCTTTAGCTAGAACAACATCACCACCTAGTCTAACTATATTTGCAACCGCATCAACACTATCTTGAAAGTTTTGGTCTGTATCATATAATTGAGTAGCATTTTGTAGTGCTTTGCTTTCTCCAATAACATCTCCTAGTTGTTTAATAGGTGAACTTTCTGATGTAGCTAACCAGTTTATACCACTACCAATAGCTCCAAATACTTGTTTAACACCTGGTACTTGTTCTATTGTTTTTTCTATAACGTTTGAAGCTAACCCAGCACCTTGACCAAATGTTTGAACTCCTTTTTGAAGTGGAGTTGTATCTTCCCTTTGTTTTATTTCTCCAACTCTTTCAACTCTAGTATTTAAATCTTGTTTCAATCCTTGTAAAAATGTTGGTTCTTTTACTTCTTCTACTCTACTTGGTTGTACTCCTAAGCGAAAATTAGCAAGAGCAGTCTGAACTTCTTGTTTAGTCTTTCCATTATCTACTCCGAATTTTATTATTTCTTGTTCCTGTTGATTAAATGCCATAATATTTATTCAAAAAAGTTACCAGGAGAAACTTGTAATGCCGACCCATCTGGTGAGAATTGTGCATCTAGTTCTGCCTGTTCATCTGGTAATAGTATCTTTCCAGTTGCTCTTTCGTATGTAAGTCTTGTTAAATCTTGGATATTTTGTAGTTCAGTTTTAAAGTCTTTTTCTGACATATCATATCCAATAACATTTGACCCTTCTGTACATCTGCCATCTTTACCATCACAGATTCTTCTTTGTCCTATAAATGTAGCAGAAGCTGTAAGAGCATCTTGTTCTGCTTTCTGCAAAGCTCCAAATGTAGCTCCTTGTGCTTTAACATCAATTAAATTCTGTAAGAACTCTTTAGATATAAACTGTTCTGTTTGTCCCACAAGTTTATCTGCACTTCCTGATAGTGAGTCTCCTAATCCTTGTGCTGATAATCCTAATCCTGTTACTAATCCAGCTCCAGCTCCTACAATAGCTCCTGGGATTGCTCCAACTCCACCTGCTAAAGCTCCTACTCCAGCTCCTGCTAAAGCTCCTGCTCCTACTGGTGCTAATACTCTACCTATCCCTTTACCTTTAGTTGGTTTTCTACTTAATGCTGTTGTACCTACAATAGAATTTATAGCTGAACTTTCTAATACAGAATCTAATAAAATTATTTTATTATCTATCGCTTGTGCTTGTAATAATGCTTGTTCAGATTCTGTTTTTGCATCTGATATTTCTTTCTTTTCTTCTTTCAGTTTACTTGCATATTGAGATGGAGTTAAACCATTAAATTCATTTAATAAATCTAATTGTTTCTGAGCTCTTTGTGTTTCTATCCGTATTTTATTTAATTCTGCTCTAGCTCTAGGGTCTTGAAGTTTAGCTCCTGCCATTTGTATAGCTTCCATTACACTTCTTGCTCCTTTAACAACACTTGGGTCTCCTCCAAAACTTGCTACTTTATTTGCAATTCCCTCAATATCTTTTTCTATTTGTTTTTGTTCTGAAAGTCTTTCTTGTTCTCTATTTAATGCAAACTGTAAAGCATCACCTCTTTTCTTTTCAGAAGCGGTAAGTCTATCTTTAATAATATTATATTGAAGTTGTTTTGTTACGAACTCTGCTTCTTTATCTTTATACTTTAAGTCTATAGCCCTATTAACAACAGATTGAGCAGAGTCTATTTTTCCTTGTAATGCTAGTGATTGTGCTTGTAATAAACCAATCTCTGAAGCTGACTGTTGTCTTAATGCTAATTGTTGTCCAGTTAGTACTCCTTGTCTAGTTACTCCACCTGCTCCTGCTTGTGCTGTTAAATCTGCTTTAGCTTTTTCAAATTCAGCTATTCTAGTTCCTATTTGTCCTTCTAAACTAGCTTGTTCTTGTGTAAATTGTGGAATACCAGATTGTTGCTCTGCTTGTAATTGGTCAGCTCCTTGTCCTTCTAGTGGGCTTACTCCTAATCCTTGTAATAACTGGTCTGCTAATTGGTTATCATTTGTTTGTGGTGTATCTTGTAAATCTTGAAACCTTTGAAAGTCTGTATTAAATTGTGCATTACTTGCTGTTGCACCAGCTACAATACCATCCCCTGTATCTTGCTCAGGAGTTATTCCAGTTAAATCTAAAGATTCAGTTGGTGTAATATCTGCAACTGGTACATTAGTATTTGTATTCGGAACTAAAGCACTAGCATTTGAAATAGCTTGTGTTTGTTCTGATGTGGTAGGTTGAAAAGCCTCTGTTAAAGTTTTTTCTGCTTCTATTGGGTTTTTAAATCCTGTATTATTTGTTGCCATATATTATTTTAATAATCCTAATAATTGTAATTTAGTTAATAAATCGGCGATAGAGGCTCTTGCTTCGGTATCCACTGTAGCACCTCCTGTGGGGGCTGTTACAGCCTCCTGTGGGGCATGATATATCTCTGTACCAAGAATTTCACTGAGTTGATTTACATCACTTTCTATTGTTTGTACTTTTGGTGTTATTGGTTCTTTTTTAGCCATAATTATATTAATTGAGAATTATCATCTTGTGGTATTCCGTACAAAACGACTCTCTGTACTATTGCACCTCCAACTGAATTTATTAATAAAGAAATATCTTCAAATGTTTTGAAAGCTCCTGCTGTTGATTTTGCTCTGTATATAAATGTTTGTTTTGCTCCATCTACTGCGTAAGTTTTTGAGTTTGTATCCATTATAACAGCACTGTTTCCATTAAAGGCACTCATGTTTATTTCTTGCCCTGAAGATAGTGGTCTATCTAATACAACTTTAATAAAGGACAGTTGAAATGGTAGAGCTAAGGGCATATTAGCAGTTAGAACAGTTACACTACTTCTTGTAGTTCCTGAATTGAAAAGATAAGCGGCTGGTTCAATATCAGTTCCTACAAAAAATGTACCTGCTGAAACTAAAGCTGTTGCTGTATTTGCACTTGCAGATAAAAACATGGGACTATATAAAATTGGTTTTCCAACTTCTGAACCATAGGCATAGACTTTGTTAGCCAGTGAATTTTGAAACCAGTATAAAATTCCATTTTTTTCTGTTATTTGACTTGCGGTAGTAGGTAATCTTTCTGGGTCTAAAGGAAATACTAATTTTGGTGGAGTTATTGAATTACAAACCCATATACCAGAAGCTCCTAAAATAACTATCTTGCCATCAACATATCTTCCACCTATTAAATAACTATCAGGAATATCATAAGTTACTACTGGTAAAACATTTGTTGAACTATCTAAATCATAAAATCTTACTTGACAAGTAGTTGTAGCATCTGTTGATTTATTATCATTATCATCATTCATACAAACTAAATATCTACCATCAAAAGTTAAATCTCTTGGTATCATTCCAGTCCCTAAAGCATAAACACTATTTGTGTTTCCTGATGTTCCAGTAACATCTGTTATTTTACCAATAGAAGCTCCATTGTTTGCTGTATAATACAAATTTGTATCTGAACCAAGTACAAATCTAATTGGTGATGTTGTACCACCTGTACTAGCAGTTGTTAAAATGTTTGTGTCGTTACCTGAAGCTGGAATTAGAGAATTTGACCTTAGTGAACCAGCTTGTTCATAAATAATTTTTGATTTATAAGTTGTTATTCCATTATGTGTAATTCCTGAACCTGTGTTTTGGTCTATTTGGTCTTGGTATTCTAATACTGAATTATCTGACATATCTGTAATATAAAGACACTTCCCTGTAGCTCCTGTTCTGTCTCCTATTCCTGCTACAAATCCACCACCATTATCAAATGATACTAAATGGTTCATTTGAGTTGTTATTGTTGTGTCGTCTAATTTTACTGGTGATAGTGGTGGTTGAACATATCCTATTTTTTCAAAAGGGTCAAAACTAGCTGACTGGAAAAGACCACCATAGGGGTAAGTAGCTTGGATTGATAATCCTTTCATCCAGTCATCTCCTTTTAGTTCTAAAATTTTTATTGGTGTACTCATAATTTTATTTTTCTACTGCTATATTTGGTTCTGTTACACTGGTTTCTCCACTTGAACTTGTGCTTCCACTAGCACCCCATCCGAATAAAATATCTTCTGTGCTCCCTGGCAAATTGGTAGTATTGGTTGCTTCTAATACTCCATTGACATAAAACTTGACATTTACTCCAGGGTCAAATTCTATTCTGTAAGTATTTACATCTGTTAAGGTTATTCCTGTTATTTCAGTTTCAGTATGAGCTACACCTCCAGCACCAGCAGAAGTGTGTCCATATAAAGCACCAGCACCATCTATTGTAAAACAAGCGGCATCTCTGGTTGCGTCATCATAATCTGTAAAAGGTGTGTTTGTTTCTGCTAACCCCCATCCAAGCTGTTCAGAACCAACAGTTCTAGTTCTTGCACCAAATTCTACTATTACGTTTTTTGTAGTATCAAATTGTAATTCAGATTCAGCACTTCCAAAACTTGAGAAAATTGCTTTAGTTGTCATTACTGAATTAGTAGCATCACTACTCGGTGTTGATTGAAACGCCCCATACAACATATATGGCACAGCATTTACAACTGTCCAAAAATTACCTGTAGGAACATCAGTAGAAAATATAAATGGTATTGTAAAATTCCAATATGTTTTAGTTGAAGTGGCAGAGCCTACACCCATAATTAAACTTTGGTCTATTTCTGCTGGTGCTGAACTTGCCCAGTCTGTACCATCGGAAGTTAGAACGTTGCCTGAAGCCCCTGGGGCAACCGTAGAGACGTTAGAAGTTCCTTCTCCTATCATTACTCCATTTTCTGTTATTGTTGCTAATCCTGTACCTCCTTGTGCAACTGTTACTACATCATTATCTGTAAGAATTGTTGCACTTGCGTCTGGTAAAGTGTAGGTTTTTTCTGTTGAAGTTGCTCCTGTAAGTTTACTGAATCCGTTACCAGTACCACCATTTGCACTTGTTAGTATTCCAGTTACTCCAGTTGTCAAAGGAAGTCCTGTGCAGTTTGTTAAAACACCTGCACTTGGTGTTCCTAGAGCTGGGATTGTTAGAATTGGAGCTGTTAAAGTTTTATTGGTTAAAGTTTTAGTGGTTGCTGAAAGATAATCATCAAAAGTGTCTGCTGTGAACTTTTTAGCTCGGTTTGAATCTGTAATATCTCCACCAACAAGTAAATCACCACTTGCGATTGTAAGTGTTTCTAATCCACCTATTGTTTTGTCTGAAGTATACGCCATATTATGATTTTGAACTGTATGACCAGTCCGATGTATTATTTTCTAATAATAATCTATTGTCTGTGTCTACTAAAAGGAAAAAAGTAGAATCTATAAGCAATCTGTTTAGTCCTGAAATATCTGGTAGAGTACCAGTTGAAGAGTTCTTTGTAGGTGCTGTATATATACTTGTGTTTTTACTTGGGTATGCCATGTTATCGTGAGCTTCTATGTTTGGTTACAATTTGATTAGGAACATCGTCATTACGATTATTCCAATCCTGTTCTAATAATTCTAATCTCTGGTTGAATATATTTGTGTAAGTTATTGCTAGGTCTGTGTTTATCGGCATTAAATAAGAAGAAGAAGCGTCATAGGCTAGTAAATCATGGTAGGTGTTGGGGATTCCAGGTTGTGTTGTAGTTGAAGCAGTTGTAAAATCTACTCCTGACCTTTGGAATGTTACTTCTAGTCCACTGATTAATGTTACACTCGCTGTATTTGGAATAGGACTTAATCTTATACTGTTTCCTATAAGTTTATAGTAAATAGGACTTCCTTGATAACCTTCTGCTGGGTGTGTTTCTTGCCAAGTAGCTGGAAGTGGTATTATCTTGAAATATAAGCCATCTGTACCTAATATACGAACATCATTTATCTTCCATAGAGTTGAAGCATCCCCTCCTGAAGTTGAAGCTGGTAAAGTATAATCTCTTTGCCCTGTTACTAGGTCTATGGTAGCTATTGGGAAGTCTGTGTAGTTTGTATCGTCCCATTTCCAATGTTTATCTACTCTTAAAAGAGCAGTTGCTACCTTTTTATAGGCTTGATTAAGGTAAGATGTCATTTGCTTGAATAAGGTGGCATCATTTGTAATACCACCATCACCTAATTTACACAGGCTCTCTGTAAATTGTACTATTCCATCTTTATTTGTTGTGTCTGAGAATTTCATCTATTTTTTCTTAAAGTTAATTTTAAAGTCGTTAATGTGGCTAAAGATAGTTGCTATTATTTCTCCATCTTCAATATAAAGTGAATCATAATCTTCATAAACATCTTTTAGAAATGGTTTCATCATTTCTCTGCTAATTGGAATGATTTTATCGTTATACTTTTGAGCTTTTAAAGCTATTTTGTTTCTTTCTGTTTCTTTATCTTCCTTTGATTTTTTAAGTTCTTCATATTTTGTACGAAATTCAGGAGGTGTCTGTTCTTTCATTCGGTTGTAAATTTCTTCCTTAATTTTATTCATTTCCTTAATAGCTTCGTCTACTCTTAATGAAATTTCTTTTTCTTTATCTGCAAAGTCAGAAATATCAACTTTCTTTTCTTCTTCTTGTATCTTTCCATCAATTATCTCCATTTCTTTCTCTACATCTTCAATCTCTTCTGATTTTGCTCTACCTTTAGTAATCAATTCTCCTTTTTTAGTAAGTAGGCTTCTTAACTTATCATTTTCTATTGTTATTGTTTTAGGATACATAATTATTTGTTATTAGTGAATAAAGTTTTATAAGCGTCTTTCCATAAATGACCTTTGTTTTCAATGCTATAGTTTTCTTCTACATATTCCTTAGCATCTTTACCCATACTTCTTCGTAGTTCCTTATCTTTTATAAGTTTCTCAATCTGTTCTATCCAACTATTAGTATCTGTGGCTAGTAATAGATGTTTAGTATCTTCTGGGTTTACTTCATAAGGACTGTCTCCTGTTGGAAAGGATTGACCTATAGTAGGAATTTCTAACATAGAATTTTCTAGGAATTTAAGATTAGACTTACAGCGATTAAATAGTGAATCAAAGCGTGGAATAATAACCATATCTAATTTAAGTCCGTTTAGGTACTCATAATACTCGTCTGACGGAGCATAAGAATGCCATTCAATATTTACTTTATTCCAAAAAGCATATTCTTCTACATAGAGTTTCTTGTATAGTTCATTATCTCCTTCTGGTGGAAGTGATAATAACACTAAACGAACTCTAGGGTCTTTTTCATACTTTTCTATAATAGGTTTTAATACTTCTACATCATTTGTTACTCCAACTGAACCAGTAATTCCTATTCTGATTATATCTGTTTCATTTCTTAAAGGTTCTGGGTAATAGAATGGGTCTACAGTATTTGGCAATACAATTACATTTTTATTTAATGGTGTATATTCTTTCTTTAGAAACTCCGTTGAACAAGTAATTAGGTCAGCTTCTTTAACAAAGGTATCTATATTCTTATTGATTTTACCTAATCCTTTCTTTACTCGTTCTTCATTCATAAATTCAGTAAATTTAAAACCATTTGTATCTTTGTAAGTATCATCATTATCAAAGACAATCTTTTTGCCTTGTGCTTTTAAAGCTCTTGCAATAGCTAGTAATTCGTCTGATTCTGGTCGGTGGAAAACTATCACATCAGCGTCTACCACTGCCTGTGCCTTAGCATCTGCTGTTATTTGTTTAAGTGTTAAAGATGTTCTGTCTCCATCCCAGCCATTTTCTTGTAAAGGGAAAAGACATCTTACGTTATAACATCCTTCTAATTTTGTGTGTATGTAATATACTTTCATAATTATAATTTGTTTAGAGCTTCCTCTACTTTACGATTAATAATTTCTTCAATCTTACTATTAACTTTGTTACTTACCATCTCATCTATCTTTGAAGTTTTAGCTGGTTCTACTGGTTTTACTTCTGGTGCTACTGGTACTGGTGCTTGTACTGGTGGTGGAGTTACTGTAGTTACTGGTGGTACATAAGGTTTTTCTACTTGTTTGATTATCTGTTTTGTTCTAGCGTCTATAATATTCCCTGCTGGGTCTATTCTATCGCTTTCTTTTCTTATATTTGGTGCTATTACTACTTTTCCCATAAAATTGTTGGCAAATTCGGCTAAGATATTTTGATTTGCCTCTAATATCCTAGCCAAACAATTAATTAATAATTGACTAATTCTCTGTCCAAATCGTTACACCTGATGTATCTCTATTTTCAACAGAACCATACAGCAAGTCTGCTGTTGTTAGTGTTGATAGATACTCGGGGGTGTAATTAGATTGGAGGCGAACGCCATACTTACCTGTCATTGAGCCTCCTGATAGAGAACCACCTGAACCTAGTGGTGAAGTTGCCCAATGTAGAGCGTCTCTTTCCGCTAGACAGTTTGAACGTCCAACTGTTCCTGAAATATATTGAATATTTGTAGAAACATAAACTGGGATTCCATACAAGGTTGCCTTTGGTCGTTTACCTGCTGGATCGTTAACTGGAGAGTTAACTGCTAGGCTAAACTTGTCAAGGTCTTGTATTTGTTTCCAGAATACATTTGGATGAACAAAGAATGCTACATCAGAAGTAGTATCAATGTTTGCTCCTTCTAATGTTGCAATAGCTTCACGGATTTCACTATCTGCAAGGCTAGATGTAGATGCTCCAACTGTTGAACTGAAATTGTCAAACAGTGATGCAAGTGCTACTTCTAGTTTCTTAGCCATAGTGTAACCTGAACTTTTAGCATATCTTTCCATTAAGTAGTAAGAATGCTTTACTTGTGCCGCTTCACGGTCTTCTATTGCGAATGATACTTCGTACCATTGGTCTACAGAAAGTGTAATCCTAGTGTCTGTTGGAGCATTAAGAGTAACTGCTGTAGCATTTGTCTTCTCATTTGCAGAAAATTCTTGCAAATTAGGAGTATAAAGGTCTTGACCTCCACCTGCTAATTCACTTGAACGGTCTACAAAGAACTCCGCAATCAAGAGTTTACTTTTGTAATACTCATTGATTTTTTCCCCCCAAATAATCGGAATGTTTACCGCTAAAGTGGTGGAACTCATTGATGTTGTTGGAAATGCCATTATAATTAACTAATAAAATTATTGTTTTTAATATTAGGTTGTTATTTGCCCATTGCTTTATTGAAGGCTTTTTCATGCTCTTCGCGTGTCATATCTGGTTTGAATTCAGTTTCTTCTTGCGAATCACCTGAACCTTTTGAAGCACCGAGTTTAGCTTTTTCCTTTCTTTCCTTTTCTTTCAAATCACTTTGAAATATTGTAAAGAGAGGGTCTTTAATCGCTTCAGTAAGGATTATTCCCTTACCTTTAGCAACTACTTTAGCTTGCTCAATTTCTTCATCTGATAATCCACGAGCAATCAGTTTAAGCTCTTCTGAAAGTTGTGGGTCTTGGTTAGTAATGTCTTGAGATTTAGCTTTGGATCCCTTCAATTTCTTGAGTTCTTCCTCTGCTTTTTTAGCCCTAACAGTAATTTGAGATTTTGCTTTACGCTCTTTCTCTAATTCTTCTGATAAGTCTACAGTGTCCTCTTCTTGAGTTTCCTCAACACTGTCTTCGTTGCTGTTTGTAGCTTCCTCAACATCTACATTTGTGTCTGTAGCGACATCTTTGGTTTCTTCTTCCATAAGATATTGATAGATTGTGCTTTTAAACTATCATGCGTTAAGTTGGTTTATGGATAGCCAACATCCTAGTTTAGAGACATCTCGGTCATAGTATTTATCTTGAGCTTGGTTGTTCTTTACTCTTTACCTTTGGAGTAAATAATAGTTCCATGTTTTCAAATGCTTTATCTAACAATTCTACAGCATCAGCTAAGGCAACTGTATCTTCTCTTTCCATTAACATTTTTACTGCTTCATCTTTGTAAAACTCTAAAAGATATTCGTGAACATTATCCTTAGTATCTGTATCGTTGTAAAATTCTTGTAGTGATTTCATATTATGCTACTGGTGCTTTAGCTTCTAAACTCAATGGACTAGGTTGAGTTTGTTCTTGTACTTGTTGTTGCTGTAACTGTTCTTGCTCCTTATTCTTTTCACTAATTGCACTTGAAATATTAATAGGACTTATTCCTGCTCCTGATAATTCAAGTATCTTCATTAATACTTGTGATAATACTGGGTCTTGTGTAAGAGCTGGGTTACTTGATACTGTAGTTAAGATATTAGTTAGACTTTCAAGAGTTGCCGCTTTATTTCTTTGTTCTCCTGTTACATTAACTGTAACTTTAGCCTTTAAATCTTTATAGTAGTTTTTAGGAATTTCTATAAAACGAGTTGCTTTTGTTTGTTTGATAAAGTCATCTCCTTCATTTAACCAAATATCAAATTCTTCTGATGTAACAATAGCTCCACTTAATATCTTTTCTACAGCTTTCTTGTTTGCTTTTCTTGTTGAGAAGTTTTTATCTATTTCTTTAAGTTCTTCTGGTCTAAACTCATAAGCTAGGATATGTTCTTTGTTTAATTTTGTTCTTAAATAAGGCATAACCCAATCTTCAAAGATTTCTGTTATAAAGATTCCCATTTCTTGTTGTAGTGTTTTAAATACACTAGATGATTGCTGTAATACTGTTGCTTGTAATCTAAATGGAGTACCAGATGGAGGATTATCACCTCTTTGTGCTGAATAAGCACTTGTAGTCTTTTCTAATTGGTCATTCCATTGAGTAATAAGATTGTTATATTGTGCAAGTCCACCACTTGGAAGTAAGTTAATTGCTGTAATTGGTTTATTATCTTCATGTTCAAGAATTACTCCATCATCTGTTTCAGTAAGTAAGTTTCTTCCTTTTAGTTTCTTTGAAGCTGACTGAGCAACTACTTTTGTAGTGTACTCCATAGCCCTAAATTGCTTCAATACGGCGTCATTTGTCCATATTTGGGCTTCTTCCCCTTCTTCAAATACTCCTACTCCAAAACTTCTTCCTGCTTTAGGTTTACGAGCTAAATATTTATATACTCTTTCAGTATTATCTTCACTATAAAGAGTTACGAAAGCATCAGAAGTTTCTAATGTTCCACTCTCTACAGGATTACCAGCTATATAATATAATTGATAGCTAAATTCTTTCTTATTTTTTTGAGAATAATTTTCATTATTGGAATCTTTGTAAGTTGCTTGGCTAAACTCACCTCTAACTTCATAAACAGGAACTCTTTTACTTGCTCCACTATCCTTTAACTTTTCAAGCACTTTATCAATGTTTTTCCATTCAGTCATCTTAGATAATTCAACGCCTGTCATCCAGTGAGTTTCAACAATAGCTCCTTGTATTATATTTACTTGGTCTGTAAGTGTGTTCTTCCATTCAGGAATTTCTAATTTAAGTAGTTTCTCTCCTGTGTCCTCATCTCTTTCTATTACTTTCTTGACAAGCAAAGAACCATCACGAGTATGTTGGTCTCGCATATCATTTAAAGTTTTAGCAAAGTCTGCTTCTTTCATCCATACTTGTATATCCTTTGAAAGGAAAAAAGACTCCATATAATGGTTGCCATCATCTGAAGTTATAGCTATATCTTTTGTATCTAAATCTTTGGCAGTATTCTCTACATCGCAAATAGCATTAAGTATTTGCATAAAAGGTTTCTCTCTACCTAATTCATCTAACTGTCCTTTTAAATATTTACTATTTGAATAAAACTCTATTGTATTTATTTGGTTTTTTTGAGAGAAAGGTAAACCATCAACTAAGTCAATAGTTTTATCGTAGTTTATTTTTATATTTTCTAACTCTTGGACTATTTTTAACATAGGGTAGCTTTTTTATTATTTGCTTCCCCCAGTTTTCCTGCTGAGAAATTATTAAGTTAAATCAATTATAATTTATTTTAATTTACTTGTCAAATATTTCTTCTGTTCTCTTTTCATTATATAATAATCTGGCTTCCCGTTAGCATCTTTTTGAACTGTAATTGCTTCGTAAGGTTTAGCTTCTCTTAACCATTCAATTATTTCTTTTTCGTTATTTGTTAAAGTTTCAATCATCTTGAACTTTTATTATTATTTCTATGTTTACACTCCATCCTTTCGTTTTCTTCTATTGGGTCTAGTTTATTATAATGTCTTTCAGGTTCTTTAAAGTATATACTTTTGATTAAAGCATACTCAGCTGGGTCTGAAAGTGTTGGTCTAGGTTTCTTCATCTTGTTTGATTGTCTAAGTTCCTTAATCTTGATAACATTCTATCAGCATTCTCACCTTCCATATCTCCAGTACCATCTTTAACAAGTGAGGCAAGACCATAACGAGTTGCATCCATGCCATCACTCCAAGTGTGTTCTGGTTTATTTATTATAACACCATCCCTGTCTATTTCCCATAAATAATTCCTATAACCTTTATTCAAATTTATACTTCTTCTTGTTACTGAAATTCTCTGTGCTTGAACTAATGCTATACCATGATTTACACTATCCTTTCCTTTCTCTGCACCAACAATAGAAACTCCATAGCTTGCTATCTCATCTATACTTTTAGGTTCTGCACTATCAGCAATAACTAATGATGTATCATGGTTCTTTAATATGTCAGCTATTTGTTTATTGCTTAATCCTTTTTGATAAGTTATCTCATCTAATATATATCCTCCATTGTAATAATAAATAGCAACTATTGCAGTTGGGTCTACTGAATACCCAAAATCTAATCCATATCTTTCTAGTCTAGCTTCATGTGGTATTTCATCAATTATTACCCAGTCTTTATAAATCTTCCTTCCAAGTGAATAGGGTTCTCCTAACCATTTATGTTTATACAATGCTGGTCTGTTTGCTTTATCATCTTCTATCTCTTTTCTTATAACTTCTGGCATCCATCCATACTTTAAAGCAATATCATAATTAGCATTGATTACTAAAGTATCTGGTCTACCTACTAAAACTAATCTTGTATGAACAGGGTCTTCTTCTAAAAGTCTGTTGTATGTATATATAATTTGTGAACCTTCTTTTCTAATTGTTGGGGTTAATACTTCTATACTTTTCTCTGAAACAGTTTGTGCTTCTTCTACCCAAGCTACATCTATTCCCTCAATAGATTTAATACTCTGCTCATTATTCCATAATCCTTTAAAGAGAAAGTCTGAACCATTTATCCTATTGACTATAGAGTTCTTAGTTAGTTCAAAATCTGTAAGTCCATATAGTTTTATTAAATCAGCTAATAATTGATAGGAACTATCTGCAATAGAGTTTTGAAACTCTCTAAAACAAGCTACTCTAGTTTTCTTTTGCCTAGCTCTTATAAGTAATACTCTTGCAACTGTATGAGACTTTAAAGAATATCTACCTCCATAGATAGCAGACTCTCTCCAGTCTTTATCAAATAATCTTTTATACTCCTTCGGTATTTGTATTATCGTCTGTTTTTTCATTTATAAATTGAACTAATACTTGTTGTAAAGGTTCTCCACCACTTGTTACATCGGTATCTTGTCTGGCTTTTCCTTCACCAAATTCTATCTGTTCTTTACCAGTAACTCTGTTTTCTTTTAAAAAAGATTCTTTATCTTCATCAGGCATTGCTCTAAACTTCCTTCCTAGATAATCTTTCATAGTTCCTTTAGGACGTCCAGAAGGATTACCAGATACACCTGGTATAAAACCCTTACCAGTACACCCACCTAATTTCTTTTCAGAGTTGTTTATTTCGTTGTTAGCAACATCTTCCATATTCTATTATTATAACTTACATTCTTATTTATTTCAACCCTTCCTTAAAAACCAAACAAGAAAGAAAAGGAAAAAAGTCCCTGTGGAAAAAAGAAAAAACATTACTCAATTTAGAGCCATCCTTTTTTAAAGTGAACCAGTATTTAGTTAAAACAAAAATCACCCACCTAGTACAGGTAAGTGAGTGATTACTGTACACAACTCCCTGTAAAAGTCTATGATATTTAGTTGTTATTATTATAATAATCTATTCCAAATTATTTGTCAAATCTATTCTCCACTTCCATATATTATATAAGTAAATAACCAAATTCCAAACCCACAAACTAAAACTATGATTGCTAATCCTTTTAATATAATCACTTCTTGTATTTATTGTTAATTGTTTCTTCTAATTCTTTTAATTGTTCAGGACTTACCCAAGCAGTACCCTTCCATTTTATCATATATTTATTCTCAAGTCTCATTCTTTTCTGTTCATGTATTACTTCCCAAACATCTGTATGTACTGGTAAGTCAGGATTGAACTCTGTATATTTAAAACCATCTAACCATCTAACCTCTAACATTATTGCAGTTGTCTTATCTCTTACAATAGGTAGGTTTGGTAATTCCTTAGTTACAAACTTACCCATGTAATGATAATTGCCTTTTGTCAAGACTACATTTCCTTTCTTTTCAAATAATTTATCAAATAATGTTATGTTCTTTATAAGAGTAGTGTCCATTATGTGGACAAACTCATCAAAGTTTTCTTTTCCTTTTTGTATAACTGCTATTTCCCAACCATTCCAGTCATTTATAATAAGATTATCTATTGGAAAGGTTGGTTTATATCCTCCATTGCTTACCACTAATACTTTGTAAGAAGTGTCCTTAATAGAATCTAATAAAGGTCCTAAAAAGTCCTTTGTGTATTCACTTGTACCTATTACTATTCCTTTCATAGCTTCTGTATCTTATCTGGTAATCCTATTCTATTTGTAATTTTCCAACCATTCTTTATCTCTTCAGTTACTTCATAATTTTTGTTTAAAGCAAATACATCTCCATGAGTTGGTTGTTGCCTACCAAAGAAGAAACCGTGTGTATCTTTTAAAGCGTCTTTGATTATAGGTATTTCTCTATCTCCATGCCATTCACCTCGTATGTGCTTTACTAAATTCATATAAGGTTTAAATTTCTGCAATATTTGTCCTTCCATTCCTTCTGTATCAACTTTAAGTAAATCTATTCTAGGGAAGTTGTACTTATCCATTATCTCTTTAAGAGTTGAAGCCGGAACTTGAATCTGTCCTACCTTTTTTGAACCCATTGGCTTGAATAAATCCCATCGGAAGTTTCCATCAACATGACAATTACCCTTCCAATTACAAACATTAAAGGTTACTTCTTTTCTATCATCTCCAACGATAGCCTCTTCTACATAGGTTAGTTTGTTTCCTGTGTTTAGTTTATTGTATTTCATACATTCTGGTTCTGGTTCACAGGAAAGTATTTTAGCATTAGGAAATAAATTTTGTGCGTGCATTGAAAACATACCAACATTAGCTCCTAAGTCTACAATGTATTTTATTTCTTTATCACCTTCGGCAATTTCTTTTAATCTGTATTCATCTTCTTCCACTACTGCTGTGTAGTGTCCTTCAACACATTCTTTTAATTCTGGGGAATAATGTAGTTTCATAATATTTTGTTATAAAATTCTAAATATTTATCTCCTAATGCTTCTAAATAAGGTCGTTGTGTATGATAAGCATAATGAACTAATAGTGCATCACCTGCAAAGTAGTTAGGTCTGTTATATTTCAAAGGTAATTCCCATGCAATTTGTGGTTCTTCAATATATCCTAAACTAATTTTATCTTTACCAAACCAACAAACACTACAAATTGAAAACCTTTCAAAATCATTAAAACTTCTACTTGGTAGGTAATAATTCTCTAAAGTTTTTGCTTCATAGTTTTTCTTAAAAGTATTATGTATATGTTCACAGAGTTTAGGGTCTGAGTAATTAAATTCATCTAAATAAGCATAGTTTGGGTCATTCAATGTATATTTTTTCACAACTCCAGCTTCTTCACTTAAAACTCCTTTTTCTTGATGCCAAGAATTACAGATAGTTGAATTTACTACATTTGGAGTAATAACAAAAGCATTTGGATTATCTATTCTAGCCTTACAAATCTTTTCAATAGCGTCATCTGCTCCCCAGATTATGTCGTCATCCATTCTTATATAAATTGTATCGCTATCTTGTGCATTGGCAAAGAATAAATGTGTTTTAATGGATTGAATGTATCATAAAATCCTACATCATTTATTGGATCTCCTATTCTACAAATCTTTACTTTAGGATTTTCAGCTTCCATACTATTAAGGTAAGCTATATCACTAGGGTCTATAGTATTTTGCCAAAGTTGCCAACTATCAATTAAACCTTCATCCATTTTACGATAAATAAACTTCTTAAAAACAGAAAGATATTTCTCTCTTCCTGCTGGAGTACATATTGCTACTTTATATTCTTCGTTGTTATGTTTTATCATTTTGTTAAATTATACCATTTTTTTGTATTTTCACGAAATTTGCTGAAAAATGGGTCTCCATTATATTCTTGTGGATTTTTCCAAAAATCCTCGTTATGTCGCAGTCCGACAGCTTCTTTTTCTAGGGAATTAAAAACATTACTGGCACGATTATGAAGAACCTCTGCATAACCACTAACAATTCCATAATTTAATTCTGCTAATTTGGGAATCAATAATACTCCTAAAAATATATCATCAAATCTCTCAGCACCCTTAAAATCCCCAACGGGCGAAAAATAGATAAATTTTAAAATTTCTCTACGAAAGGAAAGATTCATCCCACAAATAGGAGTAAATATTCCTTTTGGAATTACTCCTTTGTAATAATCAGGTTTAAACTTTGGGTCTGTTAGTAACTGAGTTGGTGCATCATAATCAGGAACTCCCCTCCAAATACCATGACTCATCATCACTGGTGCTTCTGTTCTAACTCCATAGGGAAATCCTCTAAAATATGTATCTATCCCTGTTGAAAGCCAAGATATAGGAACTTTCCTTTGTAATTGGTCTATGTGGTCTTGGATAGGGTCTCCTATTGGCTCTGTATCTGTATCAAAAGTTAAAATGTATTCTACATCTGGTAAGTGTTTTGCTATGTAAAGAAATCCTAGTTGTCTTACTCCTGCACACTTGTTTGAAACTAAATCACTTTTTAAATCAATCTTCTTTCCATCCCAACCAAAATAATACCCAGTATGTTCTATATGCGGGATATTACCACTATCATTTACTAAAATGAAATCTACATTATGTTTATAGAATAATGTTTGCCATTTACTTAAAAATAAATCGGTTAGTTCTTGTTTATGAGATGGTACAACTATGGCTATGTTTTTCATATTAGTTGAGCCATTGCTTATTATCCAGCGACCATTTTATATACTTTGATAAAGATTCTTTAAACTTAAAAGGCATAACCCACCCTGTTAATGCTAACTTTTTCCCAGAAAGTGCATAACGTCTATCGTGACCTTTTCTTTCTACGTGAAAATCAACTAATTTATATTTAAGTTCTTTATTCATTAATTCAGCTACTAATAATGCTACTTCACGATTATCTAATTCATCATCAGAGGTTACATTAAATCTTAAAGGTCTATCCTGTTCTTCTTCATACATTTTTACTGGAATATTCTTTAAGATGTGCATAATTGCGTCTGCATGATTATCTACATAAATATAATATCTACCACCTATAAAATTATCATTTCCATGAATAGTTACAGTCTCATTATTGTTTATTTGTTTTATTAGTTTTGAAAGATACTTTTCACTATCTTGATTTTCACCAAAATTATTAACTGTATTAGTTATTACAATTGGTACATCATAGGTTCTCCAGTAAGACACTGCTATAGCCTCCTGGGAAGCCTTAGAAGAAGCGTAGGGGTTAGACGGAAGTATTGTATCCCATTCTTTATACCTTGTACCTATTGGGGCAGAACCATAAACTTCATCAGTTGATACTTGTAAAAATACTTTTGGTTTAACTATTCTAGCTAACTCCAACATTGTTAAAATTAAATCAACATTGTTTTTAATAAATGGTACTGGGTCTTCTATTGAACGATATACATGAGAATCACTAGCAACATTAATTATATAATCTATCTGTGGAAAAGTTGAAATTGTATGTTCTGTAAATGGTGAAGTTAAGTCATGGATTATAACTCTTACTCTATCTCTATATTCTGGTGTTCTATCAAATATTTCAGTTATTCTTTCTGGTGTGCCTTTATGTTTAAAACTTACAGGACAAATCATATTCCAGTCTGTATTTTTTAATAAATATTCTAAAGTGTGTGAACCTATAAATCCAGAAACTCCGCTGATTATACAATTTCTTTTATACATATTTTTTAAGTTTAACTAATAAATTTTGTGGATTAACTACTCCCACAGTTTTAATAATACCTACTACACTAAAATCATTTCCACCTTTGAATAAAGCATCTCCAAAATACACACAATCTTTTTTCTTGAGTTTGGTTTCTTTTATCCATCTCTTTAAATTATCTCCTTTAGTTCCTTTCTTATTTGTATAATCAAAGCAAGTAGTTCCTGCTATTCTACAAGTTAGTGTTTTACTTTTAAAAGGATGTTGTTTTAATATTGCTTTTCTTATTATTTGTTTAGGGTCAAAGTTTTTCTTTAAAATAGGATAATTATTATGACCAATACAGCTATATGATATTTGACAGCCTCTATCGTCTGTTAATCCTTTTGTTTGCAATCCGTATGTGTCTATATGTAAATAAATTTCTCTTTTTTCTTTTACAGTAAGTCCATTCCACCAAAGTATTGTATCATTCCCACTTTGAGCCATGATTTCACATTTTAAACCATCTAGTTGATACTTCATTTGTTTCAATGAAGCTCCAGATATTACTATTAAATTAGGTATCTTAGAAAGAAAATTCTTTATCTTTTTAGAGAGTTTCTGTTTACTTTCGCAGGTTGTATTATCTAAATCGCAGATTATATACATTTTATGATTTCTTTATTCTTTTAATTAAATTTGAACTTGAATAATTATGGTTTCTACTATTATAAATAACTTTTATATTGGGTAGTAAATCTCTTGCTTCATTTGGTTTATCTCTCCAATCTTCTCCCATAAATCTTATATCTGGTTTTAATTCTTTAAGTAAATTATATAAATCTATTTCTGTATCGTATGTGATTGTCCTATCAACATATTTACATGCTTCTAACCTTATATATCTTTCTTCAACTGTTTCTATAGGCTTATTCTTTTCTTTTCGGTCTATAGTTGGGTCTGTGTGGAGTCCTACTATTAAGTAATCACATTGTGCTTTTACTTCTTTAAGCATTATACAATGCCCCGCATGAAGTAAATCCATAGAACCTGCAGTGAATCCTATGATTTTATTAGTTTGTTTCATTATTTATATTATATATCATTTATTAATCTTTATCTACTATGATACTCCCCTAAAATAAACCCGTCTACAATCCTCACACCTAGCATTCTTAATATTATTCTTAGTTCTCCCTTTCTCTAATAACTGTCCACAATGATTGCAATACTGTGGCTGTCCATAATTTATTCTTTTTCCATTCTTCTAGGTTCATTTTGTAGAAAACTCTTTAATCTTTTGCCAAAAACTCTTTTTATAAACTTTGTATTCTTCTACTAATCTAACAACTATTTCTTCTAATGCTACTTTCTCAATATGATTTAATTTATTTATAGCAATAGCTTGATGAAATTCAGCCAACTCTGAGTAAATCCTTCCATAACATTTTTTGTTTTCTTTTTCCATAATATTATTTATTAATTATTAATAATCCTCTCAAACTGACCACTATCATGACCATGTATAAATTCACAATACAATCCACCAAATCTTCTACAATTCATACAAACTAATTTCCCACAAACCTTACACTTTAAAACTGCCTTAGTCTTTTTACTTTCCATGTCTCTACAGTTTTCACAGTATTTAATTCTTTTTTTGGTTGGTGGTTGCATGGTGTTATATACCTAAAGCTCTATGTATTTGAGCTAATCCTTCTTTATTGTTTTCTTTTTTCTTTCTAAATTCAATTCTATTTTTTTCAGTTGAATCTAAAACATCTATTAAATTAAAAAGTGCTTTTGCTCTATCTCTTTCTAAATTTGTTTTCATTTCAGCTTCTTCCCAATCACTACCAAACGCTCCAAGTACAGGAGCTAGGGATAAAGCGTCTGAACTTCTTTTTGTTGAATTATCAGCAATTTCTTTTAATATTTCTTTATCAGGTATTAAATTAGCACAAAAACCAAACAATAATTTAACTTTTTCTGCTACCTCTATTATTTTTTCTTTCTTTTCTTCTTCATTCATAACATTTATATTTAATTAATTAATATTTTATTCTTCATTGTCATTTTCTTTATTCATGGTTTTTGTTTATATGGTGGGTTGGGTTAAAATTATAATTTAGCTTCTAAATCAGGAACTCTTTTATTTGTTCCTCTAAAAAAATAACAAAGTAAAATTTCATTCCATTCATATTTTCTTTCAAATTC